TTATTTAACGGTGCAGCCAGCCAGCAATGCAGCTTCGGACTGGCCCCACCGGCGCAAGCGGAGCGCCGAGGCGCTGATCAAATCAAGATCGTGCATGGCATCGCCGGTCAGATCCTTCGCCACCTTGGCGGGTTCGACCGGCAGATCAGCCGCCTTGTAGCAGGTGACAGCGACCGGCACCTTTTCGACGACCGTATGCTCGACGACCGGGTGAGGGGTGGCAACGCCGCAGCCCGATAGCAGCAACGCCGCGAGTATGATGAACCGCATCACAGATCCTTTCGAACAAGAGCATAAGTGGCCGACGCATTGCACCCGCCAGCGTGCGCGCCAGCCACAAGATGGGCAGCGGCGGCTTCGGTGGCTGCGTTGGCGCTCCTTGCCCGTTTTATCGCAGCCTGAGCGGCGACCTGTTGTGCGTCGGACTTCTCACCGAGCGCTGTGACGGCCGCGTTCTGTCCGTCGAGTGATGCCCGAAGGCTGGCGATCGACAATCCCATCGCCTTGACCTGCGGTACGACATCGGCGGGAGCGAGTGGCTTTTTAGCCTGCCCGCCTATCGCCGCGTCGGTTACGGCCTGCGAAACCGTGACTTGCCACGCGAGGAGGCTGTCAGCCTTTTTGTGGAAATGCACCGCCTCACCGTGCTGGACCGCTGCATAGACCGCGATGGCGATAATCCCAAAGGCGGGCAGGAGCTTTTTCGCTGCTTCCCATATCAGCCGCGCTTGGCCAACGCCGGGGATTGCGGACATAGCCGCGTCTTCGATGATGCTCATTTCAGAACCGCCACGCTATCAGGAACGGCGTTCACCAGCTTAACAGCGGTAGCTTTATCCCAGATGGCTTTGAGCCACCCGTATCCGGCGAAGGCGGCGGTCGCGAGGGCTGCAATGAATATGTTGCCACTGTCGCTCGATATGTAGGTGAGAATATCAGGGAAGTTGTGCGACTTCACCAGCCCAACGATGGTTGTCACACCCGCAGCGATCAGGCCGGTCTGCCGGAAGCCCATTGCGATCAGCGCGGGCATCGCGGATTCGGTGACCTGGATTTGAGCGTCAGCCATTGGGCAATCCTTTCATGCAGAGTTCGTGTTCAGATTTCGGGGTGCCTGATCGACGTCGAGCCAGCCCGCGAACGGGAACGCCCTGAGCGGTCGCGCGCCAGCCGATGAAGGCGTCGCAGCCCTTGCGCCACTGGCGGGCGTTGAAGGCCGCGCGCATCGGGGAACGGCAGAATGCCCCGCTGCCGGCGTTGTAAGCTGCGTCGATCGAGGCCGCGAAGATGTAGCGGTTATTCATGATCTCGGGCGCGCACTTGAGAACCTCGGGGCCGTAGGTATGCGCCTGAGCATCCGCTAACATCGCGTTGCACTGAGCCAGCGTGTAGTGGCGCATCGCCACGCGCGTTTCGCCCAGGCAGACCGTTTCGACCTTGGCGAGCTTGTCCCAATAGGGATCGAGCCGCGTGCCTTCCCAACCGCTCGTGATCGGCACCGATATGGCAACAGCGGCGGCAATGGCGAGAGCGACCGCGCTTGGCTTCGAGACAGCCTTCTTCGGCTCTGCCATCGGCAGAATTGGATTATCGGTCATTGTGGGTTCCTTGGTCATCGAGCCACAGAACGGCCCGGATCACGATCGCCGCCCAGATCAGGCTGGCGATGGCAAGCAGGGCACTCAGTGCGAGCGCCCCGGCTTCAGTCACCGCCGTTCGCGGTCGAGGATGGTGGCGCGATCTTCCTTGGCGCGGTCAGCAAGGAAGGACACGTTGGCGTCGATCCGCGCCATCGTTGTTTGCATCGCGTCGCTCTTGGCTTCGACGATCAGAAGGCGACGCCCATGGTCCTGAACCTCGCCATAGACGAAGCCGACCGTGAAGATCATCGTCGCGATACTGGTACAAATTGAAGCGACGACTCCCCACTCGGCTCGTTTCACGCTCGCATCCCTTCTTTGGGGTTTATCGATTTCGGTTGGATCGGTGCCGACGGTCACAGGACGCGCGACATCGAGGCTGCGAACAGAGTGCGCATTGTCATTCTCCTTGGCGATGTGGGGACGGGAGGTGGCTAGCTTTGGATTCCGTGGCGGACTTCAAACGCATAGGTGCGGCGGCAATGGAGCGGCGCGCTTCCAAGGTGGCCGAACAGCCAATCGATCGGGGTTTCGGCGATCAGGCCCCAGCGAAGCCCCTGCGTCGCAGCGCGTCCGATATGGCCCGATATGGTCTGGCGACCGTTAACCGGGTCAGTGTTGGTGATGAGGTAGGCAACCCCGAACAAAAGCGATGCGGCGAAGCAATCCAGGCCGACGAGGATCGCCTTAATGACGACTTTCAGGCGGGCGATCATGGCGCTGCCAGCGCGGCCCAATCGACCGCTGATGCCGCCACCATGTCCTTGATGTTGGTTGCGGCGGTGACGGCGGCTTTTGCTGCCATCCGAGCGCCTTCGATGCGCGATCCCAGCTTGATGAATAGCGCGCTGCTATAGGCCACCTCAGTCTGAACATCGGCAATGGTTCGCCCGCCTGCCGCGGCCTCCGCAGCCATGAACGGGAAATCGGCATCGGGAGCGCCTGCGACCCAAGCCTTTGCCTCGGCAGCTTTGAAGACATAGGTCATCTCTTGCCCCGGCGAGACGGTGATGAACTGCGCCCGGAACGCGCCTGCGTCGGCATCGATCTTGGCTGTCAGGAAGCCGCGAACAGGAGTGAGATCGACCGTGATCAACGTGATGCCGTCCACTGTGTTTGATATCAGAACATCTTGGAGAGCGCGGACCACGCCGATGCCCGTTGATGCCTGTTGATCAACATGGTCATCCGACGTTGACCCAGCGCCGCGGAAAGCCCCGGTATCCAGATCATATTTCACGAAATCCGTCATCTTTTCAGCCCTTGGATGTAGGTGGTGTCGTTGTATGCGCTCACCGAGATATTGTCGGCGTAATAGACGACTGAGACGGTGTAGGTGCCAGCGGCCAGCGATGCAGCAGCCGAGCAACCTATAGAATTGGTTTGAACGTTGGACGATCCACTCGCCGAGTTGAAGGCTGAACCGCCAATATTGACAATAACACCCCACGTGAACGCGGTCCCGGTGGAGTATTGCTGCGACGCGGTGAAGTTCACATAGACGACGCCAGCAACACTGAGCGTGATCGATCCAGAAACGAGTGTGTGGTAGGTGCGCGTATTGTTTCCGGCTGTGACTGTGCCGCTATTCAATATCAAGCCGTTGCTAACGGCGTTTGATACCATGGCCGACGTGCCTACCTGTCCACTGGCAATGCCACCGACCGATAGGATTGTTGTCGCAACGGCGCCCGCCGTGATCGTGCCGATCGGTGAGCCGGATAGCGCGCTGTTCGTCGCGTTCGCATCAGGCTTGCCGGTGCCGGTCAGGCCGTTCGTGAAGTCGACGGTTTTCAACATAGTAGCTTCGAAAGCGATGCTTGGAGTACCGGTGTAGGCAATGACATTCAGCGAAAAGAAGTAGACCCCTGCAGGTACGATATAGACCAGATCGTAAACTCTTGCGCCGCTGGTAACCGGTCCGTTTGCGACAAAATCAGGGGTGCTTATTGGGCCCGTCGGACTATTGTCAGTAGTGCTTTCTCCGGCTCGGAGGTATAGCCCAGTGCTTGATGAACCAAGAATACCGTATAAAAACACTTTTATATTGTAAATCTCGCCCGGCATGACGGCGACCGACTTGCAGGTTGCACCGATCTGGTCGCTTGTTGCTGACTTGGACAAGACAAATGAGTACTGTCCTGATTGTGCGTAAGTGGTGTTGGTATAAAATGCGACCGGCCCTGTGCCACCCACATAGTTCTTGACCCAACCCGCCGTGGTGCCGAGTTCAGCGCCACCGTTGTAGATTAGGTTCTGCCCGCCATTGCCTGCCAGCGTGTCGATGGCGGAGAGCGATGGACCGGCCTGAACGTCGGTGACGTTGGCCGTCGCCTGCGACCCGTTCCCAACGGTGATGCACGCGCGTAGCTTCAAGCCATTCGGTGCTACCAGCGACTTATAAACCAGTGAGCCGTTTATGTAATAGCGGACAACTGCCGCATCGTTCACAACATCGAAGTAATCACCGGCCGCAGTGGTGATGGTGGGAACAGTATAGACTGAGTTGCCTAGCTCATAAATGAAGTAGGCGGTTGCGCCACTCTGTGAGTAAATTGCATACTCCATCTTCGTGTAGATCATTGTCGAGAACGACGACTGTGACGTCAGGCCCACCATTAACCGCTGCGAAACGCCTGCCATCCGCGCCGCGACATAGCCACTCGTATAATAGTTTTTGTCGGCAACGCCTGTGGTCCAATCGCCGCCCGAGCCGTTACCCTTGAAGCCATTGGCGACGATCGTCGTTGTGCCCGAATAGGAAACATCGACCAGCGATAGTGATGTGCCAGCATAAGGCGCTGGCTTGGTAATGCCGCCCACGCCAGTAGCAAAATCAACCGGCGTTTCGAGCGCCTTCATGTTGCCGGTGATCGTGTAGGAATAGGCCGTTGCGGCCGATAACGCCTGCTCAGAGGTCCGATACACGTCGAAGGCCGTGCACTTGATGAAAACCGTCTGCCCGATCAGCGAGAGGTTAAGATCCTGCAATACAGCGATGGCGTCATCGACGCGGACGAAGGTTGCACCGCTTGCCGCTCCACCCGGCGTCGTGCCGTAAAGTCCGCGGTTCAGCGACGTCAGGTTGTAATTGTTCGTGCTCGTGAGGGTTGCGGTCTGATAGCTGAGATATTCACCGCCGACATTGATGAGCGTCGTGCCCTTGTCACGATCCGCCGTCGAAGCGGAAACAAGCTGAGCGTTCGATCGGAGCGCCGCCGCAACGGTGCTGGCTGTATCGGTCCCGGCCGCGTGAGCCGCAAGCGCCGCACTGAGCGTCCCATAACGCGACGAGCCGTAGATCGTGCCTTCCTGCGTGTAGTTCGTGCCATCGAGCGAAAGCCAGATGCGGCAACCGCCATAGAGCGGGTCGCTCGTTTGCCCGCCGACCGCGATTCCCATGTGCAGGCCGTCGCCAACAGCAAGGCTTGGCATTTCAAAGATGATTGGCGCCGCGCAGCTGAGCGGCATCTGTGATATGATTTGCTGCCAGCGCAGGCCGTTGTCATGGCTGTAGCGCGCAGCTGAGGCGATGCCGATCGGCGCATCCTCTGCCGTCACCATGAAACTATCGTCTTGCTCGTCGATCTCGATGATACGGACGGGCAGGCGGGCCATGCCGAGCGGACCGTCGGTCAACGTCACGATATCCATAGGCTCGAGCATCGCGAACCGTGCGCCAAGCTCGAATTCGTAGGTGTTGCGAACGAACAGGCTGCGTTGCAACAGCAGCTGACACGAGAGCTTGGCCGTCGTGCTGTCGCAGAACATATGCGCGGTGATCTGGCTGCCGGTTTTCAGGCCATAGGCTTCAATCGCTGTCTGATCTTCGGCGCTGCAAATCTCAGCATTGTACTGGTTGACGCGGTTCGAAAACTCCATCGTGATCCGGTTGTAGGCATCCGCTGGCGACGTGCGCGTAACCCGAACGGGATCGACGCCAACCCCAAGAAAGTCATCATCGCTCAGGTCAAACTGAACAGTGAGGTCGGGCGTGAAGGTAACGCCGTTGCCGGTGATAGCGGTATCGCCGCGCGGGGTGATCTTGAGCTGACCGCCCGACCAGAATGGCGCGGAGTTGGTCAGGTCACAGATTTCCTGAACCCGGTCGGCACCCGTCGCCTGATCCGAATAGGCCGGCGACATGAACAGGCCCATCGCGATGCAGTAATTCGAATAGGATGCCGCATAGCCCGAAAGCGGCGCGATCTGGCCCGAAGTCAGCCCAATACCATAAGCCTGCGCCGTCAGGATATCAGGGATGATGACCGCAGGATTCGCGTCAACGATCGCGCCGCCGTAGATGAATTTGCCCTGCACCTCGAAACTGTGATTCGGTACCGACGCGCTATCGCCCAGGTCATAGGCCGACGAGCAGACATAGGCGGTGCCCGAATAGGAAATCGCCTGATCGGTGAAGGACGTTCCTTGGCCCGCATAGCCGAACGCCTGATCGTAGATCCAGTTGGTGGATATGTTCCAGCCGGTCAGGAAGCTCCACGTCGACTGTGTTGTCGTACCGGTGAACAGGGTCAGGCCGACCGCCGCAAGCGTGGTCTTGTCCTTGTCCTTCCAAACCGATCCAATGCCCACGATCGGCCCTTCGCAAATGCCCATGATGGCAGCGACGGTGTAGGTGTAGGTCGTGTCCTTTTGCGTGACGGAGCCCAGCCCCTTGCCGCCGCTCGAGCTTGACGTCGTGTGCGGGATCGCTGTGAAGTTGCCGAACCAGAGCAGGTTGGCCGATACGCGATTGGTTCCGTAGATGACCGGGCGCGGGATGCCGTAGCTCGACGTCTGAATGACAATGCCCGCAATCTGCGTCGCCGTGGTCGAGATGGTTTTACCGCCCATGTCAGTTGCTCCCGAACAATGAGAAGAAGCGCGAAGGGCGTGAGGTCAGGTCAGTGTCCCGTTCGAAATCGCCAAGCACGACCGCGTGGTTGCGGGTGACGGCGTGGATGATGTGACCATCGTCATCGATGACGATCCCGCTGTGGCTATAGGTTCGGCCGAACTTCCACATGATGAGGTCGCCGGGCAGGAGCGCGGCGCGATCGATTTCGCGGGCATAGGGAATGACGAATTCGAGGAACTTCTCCTCATCGTGGTGCAACATCCACTGAGGCGAATATTCGGGCTCGATCTGCGGGATCAGGCCGACGGCATGATAGACCGCTGCGGGCAATCGGGCGCAGTCCACGCCGACGCCTTTGATCGATGCGTTATGGTGATAACTGGTCCCGAGCCACGTCATCGCCTCGGCAACGATTTCGGCGCGCTTGGCTGCGTCGGTCAATTCGAACGCACCGATTCAGGCGTCGGCACATACGGCGTTCCGCGAAAGTGAATGGTGTTGGCGAACTTCGAGAGACAGGTTGCCTTGGTGCGATCACAGCCGGCAAATACCGATATCGTTACGCCGGTGGCTGGGATGCTCGGCAGCGGCAGCGCGAAGGTGAAGCCGCCTGCGCCATCATAGGCTTTGACCGTGCGCTTGATGCCTGCGAGCGCACCACTGAGGAACGTCAGCACCCCCTGATCGAAATAACCCGCAGCCTGCGTCAGCCCGGTATCGAGAAAGGTCGTGGTCGAAGCGGGTGAACCGGTCACAGACGAGCCAAATGAGTAGGTTGACTTCGTCAACGTGCAGCCCGCGTCGTAAACAGTATGATCGCAAACCGACTGATAGACGTTGCGCGGGAAGTTCTGGCTCAGCAGCTCGAGCGCTGACTTCACCGTTACAGCAATTTCCGATCGCGACGGCACAACGTCCGAAAGCTGGCCTTGAAAGATCGGGATGGTGCCAATCACCGTTGGCCAGGTCGTCAGATACGCCGTCTCGACCAGCAACGTGCCTCCGTCGAGATAACCTTGTCGCGCAGCCTGCGGCCAAGGCAGTCCGCTCAGCATGTCGGTTGCCGTAGGGCTGACCGTCACCTGCATCGAGTCGACCTCGACGCCGATCTTTAGCGTCACCTTCGAGCGCGTGCAGATCGGGGCGCAACTTGCGAAGGCGAAGCCGCCGAACGTCAGCGCGACATCGGCGTTCGTGGTCCGAAGCACCGAGCCGTCGGCAAAGCTCCAGGTGTAGAAATCCGCCTTGTAAAATTGAGCCCCTGAGTTGAACAGCGCGGTGAGCGGTGCGGAGATGGTCTTCATCTACTTCACGCTCTGGAAATTGAGAGTTTGAAGCTCCCACAAGTTCTGCATGAACTTGCTCAGATCGATGCTGTCGTCGAGGAACTTGCAGCGCCAGTAATAGCTGCCGGTCCATGTCAGGGTCGCTGATACAGCTGGCGCGGTCGTGAAGGTGACGAGGCCCGTCGTGACGTTGAGCGTGTAATCGGTGCCGCCGATCTTGAGCGTACCGTTTATATAAATTGCTGGCGCCGACGTTGCGTTCACGGCCAGCACCGGCTCGACATAACCGCCCAGCGAGCGCGTCAGCTGGAAATTGGTCGAAGCTCCATCGCCAATGCCAAAGCCTTGCAGCGTGACCGAATTATCATCGGGATCATTGAACAGCCACGTATCGAAGCCGCCGTTGCGCGCATTGTAGAACCCGGCCAGCGTTTGCAGCTCGAGGTTCACATTGTCCGAGCGCAGGATGTCGTAGGCGAGCGAATACTTCCACTTCGGATAGCTCCAAAAGCCGATCCGCGTTTCCTTGCCCGACACCGAATCCTGCGTTTTCGTCGACCACATCGGGGTCTTCACGACAGGGAAGGTCAGCCCCGTAAGCGCGGGGAATACGGCGTTCGACAAGTGAGGTGATCCTTTTTGGACACGAAAAAGGGCGGCCATTGCTGACCGCCCTGATGGGTTGGTTTAGTGTGCCGGGTGAGCGGCTGAGGGCTAAGGCTTAGGGAAGCGTGACCTTCACGTCAGGCGCTCCGATTATGGAATATGTCATCGTCGAAGCGGTCGGTCGAACCGCCGCCGTCATTTCAACCGGCCCCATGCCAGCGAGAGACTTGCCATTGACCGCTGAAATCACGTTACCGACTTTGAGGCCCGCGCGTTCGGCAGTCGATCCGGGCGCGACTGTCATGATAACGACGCCGATCTGTGTCGGCTGATAGACGACCCCGAGGCGCGGGCCTGTTGGCGCAGCCGGGGCAGCCGCAACAGGGACTTGCATATTCGCCACGAGGTGAAGCTGGCCCTGCTTCAAAGCATATTCGCAAAATGCGTTTGTGAGATCCGACGAGCTATCTTCGCCTATATCAACCAGCGTTGCCATTCCGGCATTCACTACGACCCTGACCCATGACTCGCCCGAGTATCCGCCCATCTTGTTTCGCGAGTTAAGACGCCCACACGTCCAGTATCCGAGGCGCGACTTCGAAAGGAGCCCTTTGAGGCTGCCGCGCGCGAAGTTGTAGGGCCAGCTAAATTGCGCAGATCCCGGATCAACCAAACGGGTTTTGATGGCCGCTTCTGATGTTGCGACAGCATCGGCGAAAGTCGGTTGAGGCCCGAAGTCCGCTTGGGTGAGAGCCTGTTCGGCCGCCAGAGCAGGCGACGCGATCAACGCGATGGCGCAAAGTATTTTTCTCATGCGCATCAGTGGAATCGTTTCGGACGCCAAGTCAATATCGCCTAAACACGGCGTGCCGAAACGATGCGCTTCACGCCTTACCTTTTGCCGTCTCGATATGCCAACTTGAGAGCGTCGGCGACCGGTCCCTTATGCTCCATCAGCATTCGCTTGACGGACTTCGCATCGACCGCGTTGACGTTCAGATGAATGTGGGTGTCGCCGTTGGAGTTGGCGGCCTCTTTGGTATTATCGTTTCCGCCGCCGCCATTAATCATTGAGCGTAGCGGCGCAGCGAGCCGGGCCGGCAAAACCATTTCGTCTTTGTGGATCTGGGCGATCATGTCGTCGGACACCTGCCAGTTACCGCCAGCCATCGACGCCATCGGCGCAAAGGACATGACGGCTCCCATCGCCGTAGCTGCGGCAGCGGGTGCGAGTGCGGGGCCAACAATCGGAATCGCCGCGGTCGATGCAAAAGCTGCGGATGCCGCGATGGCCGCGTTCGATGTCACTGTGATTGCACCATCGCCCGATTGCATCGCCCGCTTGGTCAGAAACGCCGCCAGTTGTTGCGACAGCCAGTTCTCAATAACTGAGGACAGCGCGCCCGAAATGACTGACACCATCCCCTTGTAGAGACTGGTAATCATCCCGCCAAACCCCTGCTGCAAAGTCAGCATTGATGCGAGGTTATTCGCAAACAAGGTTTTTGTGGCGTTCGTAGCGGTCGTTTCGATCTTCGTGCGCTCGATCTCTGCCTTCTGGGTCAGCTTCGTCTTGTCATCTTGATATTTTTGATACGCGACGAGCAGCTGAGCGTTGATCTTAGCGACTTGAACCGGATCGCTGCCAGGAGGAATAAGCGCCTTCTCGCGTTGCAGTGATGCTTGCTCGATCTGATACTTCGCGTCTTCGAAGCGCTGTTCCTCGGCAATCAGTTGCGCCGTTGTCTCGCGCCCCATCGCAACCCGATGCTGAGCGGCTTGGTCGGCGGCGTTGATCTGGCTTGTTGTCGATTTAGCGAGCGACTGGATTGCGATATCATCGATCTCGCGGATCTGTGCCGCAGCTGCCTTTTTGAAAGTGACAATCTGTGCCTGGGCGGCTTTGTACTCTGCTGAATCTTGCCCATACATTCGAGCGACATAAGCAAGCTCTTGGGTCGCGATTGCGAGCTTGGCGGTCGCGTTTTTGTCAGCCTCGGCCAACTCAGCTTTGTAACCGTCAATGACGATCGCGATACGCTCCTTCACCAGTTGCGAATTTACAGCCAGATATTTGGTCTCGACCTGCGCGCGATCCTTGGTGCTGAGATCCGTGCGGGTAAGAACCTGCGCCCAATAATCAGCCTCCGACTGCAAGCTGTATGCCTGGGCGGTCCCTTGCGCGTCCTGCTCCATTGCCCACGCCAACTTCTTGGCGGTGAGAATGTCGTTCAGGTCCGAGACGACGGTGTCCTTTTCTTTTTTAGCTTTCGGGGTGTGCTCGAGGTTGGGGCCAGCATCGCCGCCCTTTGGCGCTTCGTGCTCCTTGACGCCGGTTGGCTTCGGTGCGGCCGGCTTCATCAAGCCGTCGGCCCATGCCTGAAAGGCTGCATCACCCTTGCCAATCTTGGCGAACTCGGCGTTCGCATCGCTGGCGGTCTTGCGAGCATCAGCAACAATCCGGGCGCCACCGGCCTTCACCTCGGCATCCACGCTGTTCATGCCTTCGCGCCAGTCGGCAGCGATGTCGGTCCATTGCATTGTGAGCGCATCGGCAATGATGATCGCGGTGGTTTTCATCAAAGCGCCAAGCACGTTTATGCCGAGCGAAATTTCGTCGAAAACTTCCTGAAGCTTGCCGCCCCACTGGATGCAAACCACAGCCATATATTCGAAAGCGTCGACGAGAACCTGCCTAAGAAAGCCGCAGATGATTGCAACCGCTTTAAAAGCATCGACAACGACAGCCATCGCTACCTTGAAAACATTGGCCCAATCGACGGTGTCAGCGCCGGTCTGCGAGAAAAATTCGCCAATCGCCGATCCGATCACATCGATGATTTCGCCCAAACCTTCGAACAGTGTCACGATGATCTCGAAAGCCTGCTTAACGAAGCCGCCAGCCTCGTAGCTTTCGGTCATCGACTTCACGAGATTGTTGAAGTTATCGACCATCTCTTTGAGCAATGGTGCGAAAGCGTCCATCAATGTCGTTTTCAGGCCAGCCCATGCCATCTTACTTTCGTTTACAGACTCGGCGAGGGCCATGCCCTTCGCGATGGCGTCATCGTTGACCATGCCATATTCTTTGGACTTGGTGATTAGCTCCTGTAAGCCATCTGCACCCTGATTTAGGAAAGGGATCATCTCGGCGCCGTTGCGGCCCATAAGATGCATAGCGAGTGCAACCTTGTTGGGGCCATCTTCCATGCCTTTGAACCGATCTGCCGTCGCGAGCAGAATATCCATCTGCGTTTTGGAGCTAGCAACAGCGATACCGAGTTTGGCAAAGCTGTCAGGTGATTTCTCGAAGTTCTTATCGAGGATCGCCATACCTTTTGTGATCGTGTCGAACGCTACGCCTGTGCCAAGGGCTGCGCCCTGCAATCCCTGAATTTGCGACGTGGCCATTCCGAACCGCTGGCTGAGGTGCTCGACCAACTCGGCCGCCTCGGCCATGTGCTCGGTCCATTCCTTAATGAACTCAACAGCGAACACAGCAAGGATTAGTTCGCCGATGCCCATCAGGGACTCGCGCATTTCGACCATGGCCTCTGCGCCTTCCTTGGCGCGGGCAGCCATTTCCTTGAGGCTGAACGACTCCTTTTCCGTTTCCTCCTCGAGCTTGTGCATCTCGCTGACCATTTCGGCGGTGCTGGCCGCGCCGCTCTGCATCGACTCTTTCATGATGGCAGCAAGGGATGCGAAGCCGGCATTCAGGCTCTCCAGAACACCGTCGATGCTTTCTAGTTGAGCCTTGGTTTCCGCAGTCGCAGGCGCGACAGCCGAAGCGTCACCGATGATTGATACTTTGACTTCGGTGTCGCTCATGTTCGGCCTTTCATTATTTTATCGGCAATGGCCTTGGACGCGGCAAGCGTATCCATTCCTGCCCCGGCATAGCTATGCCGGCAGCGATTTCGGCGATCTGTGCGGCGCCCTCGGGCAGATCGACCTGTTTCAAATTACCTGCTTCCGGTGTGTCCGCATCGGCGGTCAGCTTAATGCCGTGGGCGCTGGCAGCGAGCGCTAAACCGATGTGGATTGGCGGTCCGCACTCTCGCCAATGTTTCCGAATGTCGGAGACATCGTGCAAATCCCACTCTTCTTCGATGATCCGCTTGGAACCTCCTTCGATGCCCGCTGCGACAAGCTCGAAAACAATCGTGCGGAGGCGGTCGTCTAGGCTCCGTCCGCCACCGGCACCGGAGGAGCCGCGGCTTCCCCCGATGCGGCTGCCATTCCAGATGCGGCCATGACATCTTTGAAGCTGCGTTGGAGCGCGGCCATGTCACCCAGGCCGATATTTTCCTCGAGCCAGTCAACGGTGATGGTGGGATCGGCGATCTGGATGCCGACGATCAACGCGCCGATGAAATCGACGAGCATCGCGGTCATTTCGGTCAGCGTCGTGATGGGTGTATCGGCACCCGCCCGCGCGTTGATGGCGTCGATCGAGGGGGCCGCAAGTCGCAGCTGCTTTATCTTGTAGGGCGCGACCTCGAAATCGCGCCCACCGATTATCAGCTTTGTCATTACTGAGCCGTACCCCATGACATTACGCGACCAGCTGAATCCGCGAATGCTTCGAAATCAAGCTCCGGGATCAGGAAGTCATCGATCTTCGTAGCAATCGACAGCTTCGACGAAATGCAGGAATAGAGCGTGAGCGAAAGACCGTTGCCGCCGAGTTGGTTGAAGAAGTCACAGCGGAAGGTCGGTGCCGAACCCATGGCGATATTCTGCACGAGCGATGTCTTCGCAATGGTCGATGTAGCTGTGTATTGATAGCTGATGAAAACCGTCTGCCCCGTGTCGGCTGTAGCAAAAAGATAAGCTCCCGCGGTGACCGAATACTGACCAGTGGTCGGAGCCGATGCCACGCGGGTCATCGGATTGCCCTGCGCATTGCGAACGCCAAGGTCGACGCTCCATGCTCCGGTTGACGGAGGCGTTGGCGTGATTGTGAACGGTGTGGCAGGAATTACTGATCCAGTGACATCTGCATAATCGGCGAGCAGCGCACTTGTCATCGTCTGGCCGAAGTATAGCGCGTTCAGAACGGCACCATTGAATTGGCCGTATTTCACCTTGCCCGAAATCTTGCCTTTGCCGCGACCGGCTGCAACCGGAAACTGGTTTTGACCATAAAGCGTTTTGATGTCGCCGCTGATGTCGATCGAGACATCCTGCGTTGTGGCGAGAAGCTGTGGCGTTGGCACCGCGATGATTGCGCCGAACGCATCCGTGGTGGGGGTGCCCCAAAGAGCGCCCGCACCGAAGTTATACTGTGCCATGTAAAATCTCCATAAAAAACCCCGCACATCGGCGGGGCGGGGTGGTTGGTGAGAGGCGAGTTTCAGACGGTGAGGATCTTCACCGGGACCAAACTTATTTCATCATTTCCCAAGGTTCCCTCGGATGTGACGGTCGTTCCCTCGATGCGCGCCCACTGAACGAGGCCGCCGAGCGTTTGCGAAAAGCCCGGCACGGGCTCGGAAAGCTGAGCTTCGAGGTAATCCATGATCGGATTGAGCACTTCGCCCGGCGACACTGCGCCTTGCGTCGAGACATAAATGTAGAGCGTGACGTCGATCATCCAGACCGTCGGGAAGCCGGTTTTGCGGATTGCGGTTTCGGACTTCTGCGCCTGGAACAGAGCGGGTCGCTGGTTGGGCTTCACGTCGGTGAAGATCTTGAGCTTGCGGCTTGTGGTGACAAGGCCGGGTGCACCCTGCACGAGATCGAACAGCGCAGCGTAGATCGGCTCGCGGATCATTTGGTGGCCCTTTCGGCTGCAGCTTCAAAGCCATTGGTGATCGCGCCTGACTGTTCGAATTCCTTCAGCGACGGGACGAGGAACGCGCGTTTTTTCGGGGTGCCATTGGCGAACCTGTCGCTATCGCCGGTCGGTCGGGCCTTGGCCTTGGCTGCATCAATGGGTTGAGGGGTTCCGCAAATGGATGGCAGCGCGCACCGATCGCGTCCGCGCGCCGGGTACTATTGAAAACAGCCTGATCCAGCTTGCCGCCGCGTTCCGAATGGGCGGCGTTACACCAGCCTTCGGAACGATCCCGGTCACTGAACTGGTCCGCACTCCGCAGTACCGCGCCGACATTGAAACGCTGGCAGCGATGTTCCGCTATGCCATGACCCCGAAGAAGAAGCGCGACAACCTCCTGCGATTCCTGCGCGCCGCGGTAGCGACCTGGGCACGGCCCGATGCGGTCCATGACATCGACACCCGGCGCGAGCGGCGTCAGTGGCACCCGACCTCGCATGTGCTGGCGCTCAATCCCGACGGACGCCGACAGACGCGCAAATACCGCGCGACCGTTCCCGTGCCTCGCCAGTTCGTGCCGCACCTCCAAGCTGCCAAAGGGCCATATATCCCGGTATCCAGCGTGAAGTCGGCATGGGAGGCGATGGAGATCGATCTCAAACTGCCCCGCTCAGGCGAATCGGGCATGAAGCTCATTCGGCGCTCGGTATCGCATATCGCGCGCAAGCGGCTTGGCGAGGAGCATTGGGTGCAGGGCAAGATGATGCTCGGCCATCACAAGGCATCAACCAGCGATTTCTATGCGCTGCCAGATCCGGCCAATCTTGGACGTGCTTTGGCGGTAACGGAGGCCATCATCGACGATATCGAAAAGGCGGCTCCGGGCGCGTTCAGGCTCGTTGTTTTGAGGGCGGTGGCGTGA